GTTGCTCAATATCTTCTATTAAGCGGTGTGATGAGCCCCAATAATCTTTCCAGTCTGTTTCTATGACTTCGTGTCGTTTATTTTTCTTGCCTTTTAGAGGTGGTCTCTTTTTGATGGTAGTAAAGTACTTGCGGCCAATATAATCATGACCATTTGTTGTGTTGGTTATTCTATATATAAAGCCATAATAGGTTTGAATATCCTCAGAGTCAAATATTACACCATTGTACGTCCAAGGATATTCATATGCCATAAGTCTATTTATTTCGTTGCCTTAGCAGCATTTTTCTTCTCTTGAATTTCTGCACGGCGGGCCTTAGTTAGCTTGCCTAGGTCACCTAAAGCTCCACGAGCACGAGTTCCTGCTGCGCCTACTCCTTTGCCTTCAAATTTCTCATTTTCTGCTAGGTATGCATCATATGCTGCTACGATTTGTTCATGTGTTGTTGCCATTTTACTTCTCCTTAGTGTTGTAACATTGCTTGTTTACGAGCAATTTCTTTTGAAATCTTTACTTTGTTTTTCTTTTGTTGCGTTTTTTCTAATAATGCTGTTAGTTGCGTAACGTTAAGCGGACCTAATCTAGGTTTGCCTGTACGTGTCTGCATAGGATTGCCTTTCTTCTTAACTGCCATAACTGCTCCTTACCATTCTGTTGCGTACGATTGATTTACCACTGCTTTATTACATTTAGTCCTACATTCCGACCTGGAGAAAATTTCAAACTCTTCTCGCCAAAATTCGTCAGTTAAGACCTCATTTAATGATCTTTGATTAAGATCGAACTGCTTTTTGCTTACATCTAACCACTCGTTGTTGTGTGCGTATCTATTTGCCACCCAACAGCAGGGAAACAAATGTCCTTGACTATTAACAAATAGCCCTTTATTGCCAATACTACACAACGGAGTTACTTTGCCAAACGTAATCGCTTGGTTATATAATTTTAAATTAGTTTTTGCACCAATGGTGCTTTCTCTACGTTCGTTAAAATGGGTAAACACACGTTGAAATCTGTGGTCACTACTAATTAACTCGTCTCTAGGCTGCAGCGAGTCGCCTTCTGGGTATATACTATATACTTTATGGAACTTTGTACTTAAAGTCAACTGAAATTGATCAAATCCTAGTTCTTTAGCCAACAGCTTCATATCTTCTAGCTTATCTTGATTAAAACTAAAAGCAATGGCATCCCAGGTCATATAAACATGGCTACTTCCACGCAAAGTAGTAATGCCTTGTATGATACTAGCCCAATCGCTGTTTACACGATACTGCTCGTTGCTGGCTTGATCCCATCCGTCTAAACTAAAGTGTACATGATCGTCTTGATCTAATGTCTGACCTAGTCTACTCCACCAATCTATATTCTTATAGCTACCATTGGTAACAATAACAAACTTAACTGGCTTTATACTTTTAATATATTCAATGACATCTATTAGATCATGCGCATAGATAGGATCACCATCGTCACCACAGAATGTAATCTTTTCTACATTAGACAGTATAAACTCTGGAGTAAAGTTCTTTTTAAAGAACTCTAACCGTAATTCTGTATTGACTAAAGTATCGGGCACTTCTGTGCGAGCACAACGCAGGCACTTTAATGTACACTTGCTAGATATCTCAATGTGCCAATGCCAGGTTGCTAGTTTCATTTTACTTCTACATCATTGTTATAGGTTGTAAACCCATTTTCTTTTACCACAGTTAAAATATTGTTCACACGACCAGCAAGTTCATCTTTATGCGACACTAACCAAATAGATTTGTTATTCTCTCTAGTCATTTTCTTAAGGATAGCTAAGGCATTTTCAACACCTGAAGTATCCATGCCCGAATCGACGAGCTCATCAATAAACAATAAGTTAATTGGTTGATATAAACTTTCCCATACATCACGGAATGCCCATGACAAGCTAAGGATAAGTCTATTACGTTCACCACGGCTCAAGTTATCAAAGTCTAACTCTCGTCCCAGTTCTTGTATTTCTACACTTAGATCGTTTAGGAACTTAACAGAGTGCGGTAAGCCAATCTTATCTAAGTAGTATCCTAGGCGTGCGTTTAAGTAGCTTAGGTTTTGGTCAATAATACGTTTACGTATAAATGAATCTTTGTTTGTTAATAGTTTCAATAAAAACTCTTGATGCTCTTTAACACGCATTAGTTTATTCATTACAGCATAATCAATTTCAGCCAGGGCTGTGGTCTTCATTTCCTCAATCTGTTCATCGTAAGGATCAGTTTCGGCAATCTTACCTGCTAATTGCCCTTGCAAACTCGCCACAGTACTACGGTGATGGATTGCATCTTCTTCTTTATCGTAGAATACTTTTGGTTGTTGACCTAATTCACCTAATTCTTGTTTAGCTATTGTTAACGCTTGTAGATCTGTTTCGTGCTGGGTATGCAACGTTTGTACTTCACGTAAGCTGATTTCTTTAACTCCTAACATCTCTGAGTGCTTGTCGTCGTGTAGATCTTGTCCACAGCTACTACATTTATGATCTCGCAGTAACGCAATGTCGGCTTCTACCTTCTGTATATTTTTAGTTTCGCGGGTTAGGTCTTGATCAGCACGCAGTATCGCCTTATCTAAGTCGGCAATGTCTTTACGTGTTTGATTGTAAGTAGTCAATGCCTTGTGTGCTGCAATTTCTGTATCAATATCAAGCTCTAATAAATTATCTAGTGCAGTTTGTAGTTTGCTTACATCTTCTGTGTGTTTGGTAGTCCACAAGTTTTGTCGACGTTTTAGGCTCTCAATTTGCTCTTGAATACGGCCATTTGCGTCAGTTATGGCCTTAATATTGAACTCTTCTTGCTGAATTGCATCCTTAGTAGCCTTACCCTGCTCTTTCAGCGAATCTGCCTTTTCACTTAATAATGTAATACCAAGTAGTTGTTCGATAATAGTACGTTGATCGTTGGCCTTAAGACTTAAGAACGGCTCAGTGTAGGTATTAAGTGCTACAATATGTTTAAACATATCATGGCTCATACCTAGCAAGCGTTCAATTTCGGCTTGCGTTTCACGGCTATCGCCTTGGCTGTTATCATCCTTGGCTTCTTGTTCTTGTTCGCCGATATAGAATTTAAGTACATTTGACTTACGACCGCGTTCGATACGATAACTTTCTCCATTCACTTCGAAGTCGATGGTAACCAACATGCCTTTGGCATTAGTTTTATTAATTAAGTTATCTTTTTTAATATTTGTAAGTGCTGTGCCATATAAGCCGTACGACAATGCGTTAATGATAGTAGTCTTGCCTGTACCATTGCGTGCCCCGCTGTCGTCTCCACCTAAGTCAATGTTCTCGCCTAAGACCAAAGTTAGGTCTTGACGATCAAACTCAACGGCTTGTGTAGCATTGCCCACGCTCATAAAGTTGCGTACTGTTAAATTCTTTATTTTAAACATAAGATCTCAAATTTATATACTCGGGAAATACTTCTTCAAACTTTTCGCAGCGATAAGTGTCTTGCATATCATTGGATTTAAAAAAATTACCCAATAAATGACTTTGGTCACAAGCATACATATATTGTAACACATCCTTCCACGATGATACAAGATGTTCTGCATCAGAAATACTCTCTAACCAATTGATATGATCTAAAATATATTTCTCTGCTTGATCTTTGTATTTTTTTGGTAATACTTGTACATTCATATTATCTGGAATAATCATTATACGAAAAGATAGTGCTTTTGCTGGTAGTTGATGTACAGTAATCCACCGATGTTGCAATTTTGGTAAATTAAAAATATTAAGCATATGAACAATGCTGTTTATTTCAAAATCTACATAATCTTTTACTAGACTATAATTTTTCTCAATATCATCATAGTTAGTTCCGTGTCTTACATAGCCAGCTTGCTTTCCTATTAGATCAATACTAGCACGAAATATTACGGTACTAAATTGTTTCCAATATTCAATAATATTAAAATTTTTATATGTTAACACTGTAAAATTAGAATTATATGACAGCGGTACATCGGTACGTTGATGTTTAATTAATAAATCTAATACTTGATAGTGTTCCGCCATGATCAACGGCTCACCACCAGCAAAATGCACAATATCTAAATTTGGTATATTATCTTCAACAAATTCTAAAGTATTTTTAAGTTCGGTGGATGATAATTTTAATTCGATAAATTTATTATCGCCAAACAGGGCTGCGTTCTCGTGTGCAATCCGACTACTATAAGTACTTCCACACATTTTACATTTTAAATTGCAAATATTTGAAAGCCGAATATCTAAATAACGCAATTTAAATTCTGAAAAAGTACCATCAGGTTTAGTTAGATTAGTTAAATTTTTATAATTTCCCCATTGAGCATTAACTTTTTGCCTACCTGATAAGAGCCCTGCATCTTCGTTTTTCCAGCACGCTGAACAACTGTCCGGACGTTGGTTTGACAGCATCTGTCTTCTAACTTTTCTCATATTCTCATTATTAGCTATATCAGATAACGGACCGTCGGATATATTTCCTAGTGCAAATTTCTCATCAAACTCGCAACATGTGCCCACTTTGCCTTGGGGATTTACAAATACGTGTATCCATGGATACAAGCACAACGAGTTAACAGTTGATAGTTGTCGATCAAATACTCCGCCGATAGATTGAATCCTAATATCGTTCTCAAACGGTGCAAAAACATTTTTTGCTAGGTTAAGTTCGTTGATAATATTTAAATTATTGGTATGTATTATTACAAAAAAATTAGGTATGTCTAACATTGTTAGATATTCTTGTAATTTTAATAAAGACTCACCCGCAGTATCGCTGTTTTTATATCGATCGCCGGTGTATCTAATATCTAATGTATAGTTGGTAGGAAATGTATCTAATTTTTCTCTAGATAATACATTGTATAACCAGTTATCGCCATTGGTGAGATATTCTGATAAGTTAATCAATTATAGATGCCTGTATATATCTAATAGCAAGTTGGGATCATAATGTTCACTGTTAATATTAGTCAATTGGTTAGTAACAATGGTATCGATGCTTTCGAATTGAATGTTACCTAGTTGTATATCTTGACCAATGTCCATGTTTTTAACAGGGATTAATGTAAGTTCACGTAGGTTATAAGTGCCCACAAATGTTTCTTTAATAAACGTAGCTTCTTCATAGGTGATATCGATGTCGATATTAACACGACAGTGCATCTGCGGTAGTAATAATGTTTCTGGTGTACGTAATACATCGCTTAATCCATAGACACGATACTTAGGTTGATTAGGCCACGCTTTGAATACAGGGTCTTCGCCCCAGGTAAGTATCATCATACCGCGATCGTCGTCGCCGGCGTCCGCGTAGTTGTGCGGGAAAGCATTGCCAATGTAGGTAATGTTCTTATTAGTTTGACGTTTATGGAAGTGTCCGCTAAACATACGATCCACGTGCCCAAAGTGCTCACCACGTAATTCGCCATGCTCTGGCATCTGTACCATAGCATTCATAAAGAAGTGTGGCAACTCAAAATGGCCAAACATATACTTGGCATTGATCTTAGGAATCTTTTTGTAGTCGTCGCCCACTAGCCAAGGCACAATACTAACATCACCTTCGCTGTAGAAATCATTTACAATTTCAATATTAGGAATATGTCTAGCCCACTCAGCTGACTGTATATCACGTTTATCTCTATAGTACAGGTCGTGATTACCTGGAATAAAGATAACGCGGTCAAAGGCCTTGCCTAACAACTCTAAAGCTGTTAGGCTGTAATTTAAAGTAACGATGTTAATAGCCGCCCTGTTGTTATGCCAGTCACCTAGCATAAAACAAGTATCGCACCCTTCTGCCTTTGCTTCTTCAATAAACCACTTAACAAAGTTTAAACAATCATCATTGTGTAGCTGACTGTTAGACTTTAAGCCAAAGTGAATGTCTGTCAGAACTGCTGCTTTTTTAAATAAATTTGCCATATGTTTAGTATACGTGAATCTAAGGTTAAAAGTCTAATTTATGATAGCCAAATTACTCGTCAGCACCCCAACCACCGCCACCACCCCAATCACCCTGGCGAGTGTAGCTTGGTGTGTAATTGTTCATCTCTAAGATATCGTCACGAATGTTTTGATTGCGCTTCTCAATGTTTAGAACACGTGTAAAGCTATTAGTAATGGCCGCTGTATAATAAGCAAATGGATTTTGTGATTTAGCTTCATCAAACTGTAGGCCAATCTGCGATAGTTGCAGTAATGCTTGACTACGCATTTCATCGTTATAGGTATAACCGCGCCAGTTGCTACGAGTAGCATAGCGTTCACATAGTTTAATAAACATGTGTGCGAGCTTGTTAGTCATGTTGCCGTGGTCTTTGCTAAACTTGCCTTTTTCTAAATCGCCCTTCCAGTGGCTTTTACCTACTAGATAAGGTTTATTATCTACGTCAACCTTATAATGTTGGAACGGAGGGAAATTGCACTTAGTATATTTTGCAGGTGCTTTAACCTGCATGCTAGGATCATCGTACTCTGTTTCAAACGTATCGTCATCTTCCATCTCTTCTCGAAGTTTGTCGTCTGCTTTCTTTTGTTTAGCTTCATCAATTGGTATATGATCCCAAGTCATAACCCGAAATACTACGTCTGTGCTTGGGGTATCTTTTAAAGGAGCAGCATATTCATCTAACTTCTTTTTAATGCCGTTTAATAAATCAACTTCTTGGGCTTCTTTTGCCAGTCGTTCTATACGTGAACTGCGAGCTTCTGCAATGATTTTCCTAGTAATTTTGTCAGTACCGTAGATAATCATGTCGTAGTCTTTATAGCTAGGGTCTATGTAACTACAAAATGTTGACTTACTTTTATGAATTTCCTTTAGAATATCTTTATTATTTAAATAGTTAACTTTACGAATTTTGATTCCCCTTATTTTCATATGCTGCTCTTCTGGCAGCAGACCAAGGTTTTCCTCGGTGCACCTTACCAATATTTTCTCTATGCTGATTGCTGAATGGCGCTTTGGGCTTTCCTATTAGTGTCTTGCTAATATGTTCCTTGTGCTTGGCGGATAATGATCTACCTTTTGCTATGTTGGACATTTTTTCCTTAGTCTCCACTGATCGTTTCTTACCGCTATTTGCTGAACTAATTTTTTGTTTAGTCTCTGCACTCAACGGAGTTCTTATTCTATTTTTTGCCGCTATAGATCTCTTTAATTTAGTTTCTAAAGACTCGTTTCTTTTAGCATACGCTAATTTTTCTCTAGTTGCAAGAGAAGGATTACTAATACCTTCTCCGCTATTGGTTCTATTATGTAAAATGCCAGTACCTAAATCTTTTCTACCGTATTTTGCAATTAACTCTATTTCTAAATTGTGTGCTTGTTGTTCTGTTAAATTTTGTTTAATAAATGTGATATTTGATCTGTCTTTAGGAAGAGGAGCATAATGTTTAACATACGCTCTATTTCCGGTGCCTTTGCCTATATAATACGGTGTGCCTGATTTATCCGTGGAAGAATCTTTACTTCTAAGATAGGCATAAACATAAAAGTTCTGCATAACAATCCTTTTATATTATTTATACTTTTATTTAGGTAATTTACCTTTCTCATGCTAGAGGAATCCTTTTAATATACTACTATAATACAGTCAATAAATACAATAAAGCAAGAGGTTTTATTATATGGCATTAAATTTAGGTGGTTTATTTAACCAATCAGCTGGTAGCTTACCTACCCGTGCATTAACCGGTGGCGGTAAAGATGTATTTTCTTTATTAAACCCAAGTAACGCACGTAATGCCATATCTGGCTTGTTGCCAGGTGGTATGAGTAGTGAAGCTAAAAGTACACCAAACATAGGCTTCCAAAGTGCAAATGGTACCGGCGGAGCCACTGCGGCTAATGAGGACGATTGGCGAGTAAGAATAAGTCTATCTCCTAAAGCTAAAATTTGGTATCAAGATCCTACAATGCTACCTAATGCACTAATGTATCCATTAGTTGAAACTAACGGAGTTATATTTCCGTACACCCCTGCAATCACAGTTACTCATAACGCAACTTACTCTTCAGCAAGCCTTACACATAGTAATTATCCTGCATATTTCTACAACAACTCAGAAGTGGCAGCTATTACAATCAGTGGAGACTTTACGGTACAAAATCCCAGCGACGGCCAGTACCTAATGGCTGCAATATACTTTTTCCGCAGTGCTACTAAGATGTTCTTTGGGCAAGGCGATAACGTAGGCAACCCGCCACCAATTGTGTTCTTAGATGGATACGGTAGTCACTACTTCCCACACATACCTTGTGCAGTTACATCATTCCAGCACACCTTGCCAGATGATGTTGACTATATTCAAGTACCTATCAGTAGAACTACCCTACAAGAATCACAGATTTCACCACCAAGTGTGACAAATAATACCACGCCAGATCTAGCAACTAACAGTATTACTGGTCCTAACGGAGAAATCTATGCGCCAAATTGGGGAGCCACTGGGTCTGCATCGGGTGATGCCAAATTAGCAGCTAACAATGCCAGAGCTAATACTACAAAAACAGAATATAATACAATCACCACAACATCACGCTTACCGACAAGAAGCTCAGTTTCTATAACACTACAACCAATGTACAGCCGTAAAAATCTTGCTGACAACTTCGATCTTAATAAATTTGCACAAGGATTTTTATTGGCTAACAGCGATACTGGTGCAGGAGGATTTATCTAATGGCAACAAATTACGGCAAAGCTAGTCCCTATTCAAAAACAGATTTTTATGGGTTTTTTATGGATGTGGCCACAATTCCTAGCATACCCATTGATCCTAAGGATGTACAATATCAAATTGATGCTATCTATAAACAACGTCCCGACCTATTAGCCTACGACTTATATGGCGACCCTAAATTATGGTGGGTATTTGCTATACGAAATCCCAATGTTATTCAAGACCCTATATATGATTTTGAGCCCGGGGTAACTATCTATATCCCACAAAAACAAAATCTAGTAGCAAGTTTAGGACTTTAATGAGAAGTATCAATGGATAATCGAATCACGTCACTAACCCCAGCCACACGAGCCCTGGCTCAACAGCTCATTGACGCTTGTGCTGCTGCAGGGGTGCCAATCAAACTTACCAGCACACTAAGAACTGTAGCAGAACAAGATGCGTTATATGCACAAGGCCGTACCGCACCTGGGCAGATTGTTACAAATCTTAAAGGTGGTCAGGGAATACACGAAACAGGACAAGCCTTTGACGTTATACCTGTAAATGGTGGATATCATGCTTCACAAGCAACCTGGGATAAGATTGGTTCCATTGGTGAAGGTTTAGGGTTAGAGTGGGGCGGGAACTGGAAGGGCTTTAAGGATTTACCGCACTTCCAATTACAAGGTGCAAAACCCGGCAGGCCGTCACCGGGCTCGGCCCCAAGTGCGCAGCCTAGCTTAAGTGGAGTGCCCTGGACTGGGCCAATACCGTCTGAATCAGATAACGTTGATAGAGCAACTCCTGGCACCGATATTTTTATAGTGCAAAATGCGCCACCAATACCTAATAGACTACATCGATATGCCAGTTATATCTATTCTTTAAGTCTACACATGATGACCAATGAAGAATACGACAATTTAGTTGTAACGCAGGAATACTCGGCTAAAAATGTCATTATAGCCAGTGCAGGGCGCCACAGTGCTAATTTCCAACGTAATAAAAATTGGATCGAAGATTTCTATTTTGAAAACTTCAGCATGAAGACTATCATAAGTCCCAATGACGAATCAGGTAATACAAACGCCATTAGCTGCAATTTTGAAATTATAGAACCATATGGCTTTACAATGGTTGAACGAATTATCAAAACTACTGAAGATTTAGGTGGTAGTAATTACCTTGACATGCCCTATCTAGTACAGATTGATTTTTTTGCTATCGACGACGCCGGAGAAATTACCGGTGCGGTTCCGGAATTACAGAAACGTTTTCCGATTAAACTTAATAAATTAGGCATTAGAATTACAGAACGTGGCGCTGTATACGACTTTAGAGCATCACCATACGGTCACGCAGCATTTGAAAGCACTACAGTGACGGTACCAGCCAATATGGAAGTAACATCACGAACTATAGTTGATTTCTTTAAAAGCAGTGAAGACACATCCGTTGGTGGCCTTAATCAAGCCATTCAGCAGTTTGACACGAATCAGCGAGAATCGACCTCTCCATCTACGGGTACACCTGCAACGCTTAATGCTGACTCGTTTGGCACTGCTATTAATGCCTATTACAAAGGGTTAAAAGACGCAGGCAAAATAGCCATAGCAGATGTATATCGTTTTGAATTCTTACCCGACCCCGACACAGGGCAAGATATCTTAGGAACAGCAACGTTTATAGAAGATAAACGTAATACTCCTAAAGAAACCCCAATGAAGAAAAACGAAAGCATTAAAGATGCTGTCAGCATGAGAATGGCCGATATCGGCAGTAGTCAAAACACATACGATACTAGTAGGGGTATTTTTAGTATTAATTATGGCACAACAATTGACAAATTATTAGAATATGTAATACGTAACAGTTCTTATATCCACGACCAATTGGTATTACCTGATGGTATATCCAATGAAGAATACAAAGCCCGCAAGGACGCGATGAAAGATAAGCCACTTAAATGGTTTAGAATTATTCCTAAGGTAAGACCACTGGGCTTTGATAAAATAAGAAAAATACAAGCTAAAGAAGTAACCTACACTGTTAAGCCTTATAAGATGTATAACTTACGTAGCGATATTGCGCCGCAAGGAACAGTAGTTACACCAGTTAAGGCATACAACTATTTCTTTACAGGAAAGAATAGCGATATCATTCATTTAGATATTGTGTTTAATACATTATATTATACTCAACAAACTGCCTATAGAAGTAGCATGGCCAGCCAAAATCCCACAGGCGATAGTATTACTACAAACTATGAATTTCAAAATGCTCCTAACTATTCGGGAGGCGATGCGCCTAAAGGTATTAACTATGACGCAGTAATGCCTCTAGTAATGAAACCTGTTGTGCAAAACTCTAAAGCAGTGGCCACTGGCAATCCAAGTACTGCTAAAGAAGTCGGTGCAGCTGACCTAGCAGATAGTATTATGAGTAGTAGTGAAGCAGACATGCTTAGAGTAAAGATGACCATCATTGGTGATCCCGACTATATTAAACAAGACGATATATTTTACGGTGCAGACACATCAAATTCTTTAAGAGTTAGTTCAGAAATTGACAAGCGTTTGTTGCCTGATGGTGGCAGTCTTGTGATGGATGACGGTAGTTTATACGTACAAGTATTGTTTAAGGTTCCTAGAGATATAGACGACAGCACAGGCTTTATGAAATATGATGCAGGTGAGCGAAATAGTGTGTTTAGCGGATTGTATCAAGTGCTTAGTGTAACTAGTACATTTGCCAAAGGACAATTTACTCAAGAGCTCACGATGACCAGAATACCAAGACAGGTAGCATTTGATTATGTAAGTAGAAATAACAATCAATCGGCAGAACGTCCTGGCTCAGCTACTGTAGCTGCAACCCCAGTGCAACAAGCACCTAACCCACCCACGACAGATACTGCCACAGCAACTGACACAGCCGGAGATCAAATTCCAGGGCAAGAACAAGCGGCACCCATAGCAAATAACACCGAAGCTGCACCATCTACACAACAACAAGATTTAGCGGCAGTTAGGGCCGCCGGAGTTGCAACAGATATTAACAATCAAAATGCTCCAGTTGCAGTGTCACCGCTGCCAGTTCCGACCGAAGCAGATAATAATGCACAGTTCTTGGGTAAAGCAAAAGTAATAGCACAACAAGTTAAAGATCTAGTAATGCAACGCGATAGTGTTTATAACTCGTATAGATCTACCGATAGCGGACTGACCAGAGTCGAAGATCAGTTGATTGCTGATGACCCGGCCAATGCTGATTTGAGTGAAAAAGAACTAGCAGCCAAATCACAAGAATATGCTACATTGTTAGCAAGAAAACAAAATCTACTAGCACAACAAAAATCGCTAAATCAACAAATAGTAGATACAGCAAACTCAATCCCGGCGCTAGGGTTTAGTATGAATGCAACAATTCAGTCTAGTGTGCAGTTTAACACCACAGCAAGAGGTCCTAACCCATCAATTGTTGTTGGCGGACAAACAATATTAGAGCAACAATATTAGGATAATAAGATATGGCAATAGATAGTAGAGCCGGCAATAAGGTTATTAAAAATGCTCGTCGTGAAGATGCGGCAGGTACCCGTGTTGATCCGTATCCCTATATTGGTATTATTAAAAATAACTTAGACCCGACCCGCAGTGGTAGATTACAAGTTTATATTCCGGACCTAGGTGGTCCTGAAGATGATCCAAAAAACTGGCGCACAGTTAGTTTCACTAGTCCGTTTTTAGGCTACACTAGTCAAACACAATCGTCAACTGATCGTCCTAGTCAAGAAAATAAATTTGGTACAGTGCACCACACCTATGGTATGTGGATGGTGCCACCAGATATCGGTGTGCAGATTATTGTAATTTTTGTAGCCGGTGATCCGTTGCGTGGCTACGGACTAGCATGTGTTAATCCGCATTTAAGTCATTATATGATGCCTGGCTTAGCTGGGACATCAAATGTTGATCGTAATAGTTTAACCCCGGGGCAGCGTAAACAAATTCAGGAAGGTGATATTGTACCGGTTGTGGAGTTTAACCAATATACCAGTGATTTTACTAACGCTGCATTCTATAACAATAACAAACCGTTACATACGTATCAGTATTCAATATATCAAAAACAAGGCTTAGAAAGAGATATTGTCCGTGGCCCAGTTTCTAGTAGCAGCCAACGAGAAAGTCCTAGTTTTGTATTTGGTATTAGTACACCCGGTCGCCCTGTTAATGACCCAGCAGATGATCCAAGTTATCTGCCAGATCTCGAAGCTGGCAAATTAAATTCTAAATATACCGAGGTAAAATCACGCAAAGGCGGCCACGTATTCTTAATGGATGACGGCGCTACCACAGGCGAAGACCAACTTATTCGATTACGTACAGCGGGTGGTCATCAAATTTTAATGCACGACAGCAACGAGTCACTGTATATTGCTCATGCCAACGGTTATAGCTGGGTAGAATTAACTAAAGATGGTAAAATTTTAGCCTACAGCAAACGTGGTATGGCCTTACGTACAGAAGGTACATTTGACATACACGCCGACGGTGACTTTAATCTTGATGTAGGTGGCAAAATTAATATCAAGGCAGGTACTAGTCTAAAATTAGAAACACCTCTAATAGATTTTCTTGCTGAAGGTAAATTTAATGTAACTGCAAATTCTGGTACTGAATTTAAGGTAGGCGTATTTAAAGTAGATTCAGCCGCAAAAATTGGTCTTAAAGCCGGAGGCATAATTGCACTTGAGGGTGCTAGCATTAAACAGAATAGTGGCGGCACAGATTCATTAAAAGCTATAACTCCTATACAAACCCGTAAACTGCCCGAAGTAACTGGCTCTGGAGGCACGTGGTCAAGTAAACCCGGCGCTCTAGAGTCTATTGTAACCTTTGCACCCACACACGAACCGTATGACCGTGGTACCAGAGCCAGAGCATTTATACCAACAAGCCCTGGTATACAACCTAATGCTTCCTTCTCGGGTACTGATGCAACTAAAAGCGATACAACTTTAACTGCGGGTGTAGAAAACGCAGCTACCCCTAAAGATATTCGTAATCAACCACCTGCGGTTGCACCAGCTGGTTCACTGACTAAAGATCAAACTACTGCCTTGATGTCGCAGCTAGGACAGGGCAATGACTATACTACCACTGGCAGTGATGGTAAACTAGGCAAATATCAATTGGATTACAAAGCATTACAAGAGCAAGGCTATATTAAGAGTACAGTGACCAGCAACGATCAATTGACTAACCCTAATAGCTGGACAAACAAAAACAGTATCACCGATGCAACTAGCTTTTTAAGCAACAAAACAGAACAAGAAAGTGTGATGTCAGCAGTAACTAATCAAAATTACACTAACCTACTGGCTAGCGGTGCTATTACAGCTGAACAAATTGCAGCCGATGTTGCTGGCATGATGAGTGTAGCTCATAAGTTAGGCTCAGATGCTGCACTATCATTTAGATCAGGTAGCGGCCCTGGCGCAGAATTGTTTAACCAAGGCAAATATGCAGTTAGCGTGCTGGCACCTAAACTACCAAGTATCAATGCTGGATAAATATTAATATGGCCGGCGCAACGTATAAAGGATTTAGTACATTAGGAGCAAGCAGAAATTTCCGCTTGACTGACTTTGACTTAATCAAACAAGATATCATAAATCATTTCAATATCCGCAAAGGTGAGAAGTTGATGAACCCTAACTTTGGTACAATTATCTGGAACGTTCTATATGAACCGTTTACAGAAGATTTAAAAAGCGTAATCATATCAGACATATCAGCCGTTGCTGGCTATGATCCTCGTGTTAGTTTTGATAATATCATAGTTACAGAATACGACCAAGGTATTCAAATTGAACTGCAATTACGCTACGTCCCAACCAATCAAATTAATACAATGCTGTTAAATTTTAACGGCGAATCTCAATCTCTTTCTGCGCAGTAATTAACTACACAGTTTATTTCTAAGATAAATACATTATATTGGGAATAATGTATGGCAATTACCACAAGACAATCGAGTTTATTAGTTGCAGAGGACTGGACAAAAGTCTATCAGACCTTCCGTAACGCTGACTTCCAAAGCTACGATTATGAAACTATTCGTGCTTCGATGATTAGTTACCTTCAGTTGTACTATCCAGAAGACTTCAACGACTATATCGAATCAAGCGAATTTATTGCATTAATCGATATGATTGCCTTCTTAGGTCAATCATTGGCCTTCCGTGGTGATTTAAACGCTCGCGAAAACTTCATTGATACTGCACAACGTCGTGACAGTGTATTAAAACTAGCACGATTAATATCATACAACCCTAAACGCAATATCAATAGCAGAGGCTATTTAAAATTTGACAGTGTGTCAACAACTGAAACAGTATTCGACAGTAACGGTATTAATCTAAGCGGTCTAGTGGTTAATTGGGCAGACAGTGCTAACAGCAATTGGTTAGAACAATTTACTATTATCTTAAATGCTGCGTTAGAAAGCAATCAAATGATCGGCAAGCCTGCAGGCAGTCAGACTATTGCAGGTGTTAACGTAGAAGAATATAACATAAATTATGTTCCTGGTAGATTGTCAGTTTACCCATTTAAAGCCACAGTGGCTGGTACTAGTATGGATTTTGAATTTGTAAGTCCCACTAGCACAGGCGAAAGTTATGTATATGAAACGGCACCATTTGTAAGTGCACCGTTTAATTTCTTATACAAAAATGACGGGCTAGGTAATGGCAGCAATAATACAGGTTACTTCTTGTACTTTGTACAAGGTATTATACAATCGCGTGATTTCAACTTTGCGGAAAGTATCCCTAACCGCATTTTTAATATCAACGTAAACAACATCAATAACAGTGACGTTTGGTTATACAGTGTAAACAGTGATGGTACGTTAGGACAGCTATGGACACAGGTTCCTGCTGTGGCTAATACTAATGTTATCTATAACAATAGTTCAAATCGTAATATCTATCAGGTAAACACACAGGCTGCCGATCAAATTGATTTAGTATTTGGTGACGGCGCATTTAGTAATATTCCGCAAGGCAACTTCCGTGTATATTATAGAGCATCAAACGGTTTGCAGTACAAAATTACACCTGACGAAATGCAGGGTGTGGTTATGTCTATTAATTACGTCAGCCAATCGGGCCGTGTCGAAGTATTAAACATCTCAACCAGTCTACAATACACTATTGCTAACTCAAGTACACGTGAAAGTCTAGACGACATACGTCAAAAAGCTCCACAACAATTCTATACACAGAATCGTATGATCACAGGTGAAGATTATAACATCTTACCTTACACGCTATTCAGTAACATTTTAAAAGTAAAAGCAGTTAATCGTACAAGTTCTGGGGTTAGTCGTTACCTAGATGTTATTGACGCAACTGGCAAATACTCAAGCACTAACATCTTTTCACAAGATGGCATGTTATATCGTGACAGTTTAACTGACACATTTAGCTTTGACTTCTTTACAACCAATGACATCTATCGTACGATTTACGATCGTGTGGCACCAATTGCACAGTCAACAGAAACACAACAATTATTCTACGCCGACTATCCGTTGATTACCTTAACAGATGTATATTGGCACACATCAACTACAATTGCCAACGGTTGTACTGGTTTTTTCGTCGATGTAGCAGGTAATATCCTACAAATTGGTGATATAGTTGCTAACAGCAACAAATACATTCGCCAAGGTGCGATTGTTAGATTTAGCGCAGGTGCAGGCAATTATTTTGATAGCCAAAACTATGTACGCACAGGTACTCCTAGCAAATCAGGCGACAAATATTATGTATATGCAGCTATTGAATTAGTAGTGGGTGATGGTACTAATGGTGGGCAAGGTAATTTAGCCAGTGGTGCAGGACCTGTTACACTAAATCAAATTATTCCAGCAGTGGGATTGGACGGTAATGAACAAACTATCATTGGTGATAAAGTGTTTGCTGTGTTTAATGTTGATTTTCCTAACGCACTAGTACAGTCTATGGTAGGCTATATACAAGCCTATGCTAACTTTGGCCTACGCTACGACACAGACACTGGTACTTGGAAAATTATATTACCAACAGATTTAGACTTGGCTGATGACTTTAGTCTAACATGGGCGGGTGATACTAGCGGCCAGGCCAAAGATGCTAGCTGGATTATCGCTTTTCAAACAGTAGGTAAAACATACACAGTATTATATCACGGATTAAACTACGTGTTTGAAAGTGTATTAGAAACTAACTTCTACTATGATGGCGCTACAAAGATTTTTGATGCTAAAACGGGACTAACAGTACACGATCAAATTAAGGTGTTAAAAGTTAATAGCAATCCTGATGATAGCAACCCATTGGCATTGGATTATATATGGTACATCAATAAGTCGATTACTGAAGTTGACGGATATGTAAATATTGATAAAATTTATATAACATTCAGCGACAGCGACAATGACGGCATACCCGATAATCCTGAACTGTTTGATCTTATTGTGAACCCTACGGTAAACACTGCTGAAAAATACGTATACTTCCAAGACACTGTTGGTTACGATAACTTTGTTATTCAAACTCCTGTAGATAATGCCACAGTGGTGTCATCGTACAGTACCTTGCGTGCAATCGAACAGGCTAAAACACTATATCAAACAGGACAATTATTTTACATTCCTAATTTAGATATATTCTATCAATTGACTGTGAGCGGTGCAGTGTTTGCAATTAACACAGTTACGGGGTACACAGCTAAATTAGGGCGCCAAGATTTGTACTTCCAATATCGTCATAACAGTCCTAACAACAGACGTATTGATCCGAGCCCAAATAACATCATTGACTTGTATGTATTAACACAGCAATATTCAATTGATTATCTGGCATGGATACAGGATACCTCTGGACAAGTTTCACAGCCGATGGAGCCCACCAGTGAAGAATTGCAACTTGACTACAGTACCCTGGACAACTATAAAGCAATCAGCGACACTATCATTTATAATCCTGCTAAGTTTAAACCTTTATTTGGTAGCAAAGCAATACCTACATTGCAGGCCACGTTTAAGATAGTTAAAAATCCTAATGTAGTAGTTAGTGATAACGAAATTAAAACCAGTGTAATCGCAGCGATCAACACATATTTTGATGTCGGTAATTGGGACTTTGGTGAAACGTTTTACTTCAGTGAACTAGCAAGTTATTTGCATGTTCAACTAAGTCCCAATGTTTCTAGCATTATTATTGTTCCTGCTAACCAAGCAGATGCATTTGGTAGTTTGTTACAGGTAAATGCTAACATTAATGAAATTATTACAAGCGCAGCCACTGTAGACAATGTACAAATTATTACAGCGATTACTGCAGCACAATTGAATCAAACTGGCGCAATCATAGTAAGTTAACAAAAAACGGGACTAGCATGGCAACAAGAAAAACCTATAAATTTTTACCTACCGTATTCCAAAGTGATGCTAATAAGAAATTCTTAGCCGCTACAATGGATCAGTTAGTAACTGAACCAAACTTAGAGACGCTTTATGGATATATTGGTCGTAAATTCGCCCCTACATATAAAACTGGTGATAGTTATGTTGTTGAATACAACTCGACTAGACAGAATTATCAGCTAGAGCCGGGGGTTGTAATCAAAGATGAACAAAACAATGTTATCTTTGTTGCTGACTATATTGATCTATTAGATAAAATTGGATATTATGGTGGATTAACAAATAATCACAGTCGTTTATTTGAACAAGATTATTATACGTTTGATCCTAGGATTAGTTTTGACAAATTAATTAATTTTAGTCAATACTATTGGCTACCAGATGGACCTGACCCGGTTGATGTAAACACCAGCGGGGTTGATTTAACGATTACCTACACCGTGACACGTGATGCTGCTAACGGTCGTTATATATTTAGAAACAACGGTGTTGTTGATAACAGTATTATTTGTGCCCGCGGCGGAGTTTATGAGTTTGTAGTTGACCAACCGGGTGTGCCGTTTTGGATTCAAACAGAGACTGGTATAGACGGTGTAGTTAGTGCTACTCCTACCTTAAGTTCACGCGATGTATTTGGCGTAGAAAATAACGGTGCTGATAACGGTATAGTAACATTCAAAGTACCACAAACCTACGCACAAGATCGTTATGTCAATATGCCTACTGTGTTTAGTGTAGACTATGCTACTCCTATCCCGTACAGTCAGCTAGCTAATAAAACATTAAGCCAATTTTTAACCGCATATCCACAATATGCAGGTATCACAGGTCGACTAAACGGCAGATATACTATATTTGTTGATGTTAACACGTGGACAAATGCAGGCGAAGACGCCTGGACTAATCCTGTAGTAGTTGATAATGATGGCGATATTATTCCGGGGTACGATGCCAATGCGGTCATTGCTGAAGAAGATCGTTATGACATATGGCGTGTGGTTTATGTTGACATTGGTCAAAAATTACGTTTAGATACACCTATTGCTGCAAATATTATTGCTGGTACAAGTTTAACAGTGGGGAGTCAGATAGTATCATTGTTATATGACGCAACTGTAGGTCAAGAATATGTTTATGTTCCTGATACTATTACTATATCAGCTAATGCAACTATAAAACGTACAGATGTCATAACTGCACTGTCTGCAACTGCATCTGGTACTAACGAGATCACTGTTACGACTACAACCGGCTTGGTAGCAGGCATGCCTGTGATATTTGTTGGAAACCCAGCAGTGGGGGGAATAATTTCAGGTACTACTTACTATATTAAAGATGTTACTTCAGTAACAACATTTACAATCAGCGACACGGTTAGTGGAAGTGAATTTATCTTAACCAACGGCACAGGAGTAATGAATGTAACAGCGTCGTATACAGATATTGCCAGCGGCACCATAGTTACAAGTATTGCATCCGGTGATCCGTTACTTAAACTGATTCATACACAGGACGTAGCAGTTGATGAGAAAGTTTATGTCAAACTTGGCATTGCAAATGCTAATAAAGAATTTTTTAAAGATTACGATGGCTTCTTTGCTACAGTTCCGTTATTAACCTCACAAAATAATCAATTATGGATTCAAGATGGACTGTCACCACGCATCTACACCCCAATCAAAGTTATACAATATTCTGGGTGGACTATTGACGTAGAGACTGATATCATCGGACAACAATACTATACTAGTCCCAACGGTATTGAATTTACATCAGGCCTTAAAGTACAATTTGGTGACGACGTAACTCCTGCATATTATCAAAATCGTCAATTTTATGTTGAACAAGTTGGTGATATTGGTGGTGGCACCCAACTAGTGCCCGTCGACGAACTGATAACTCCAGAATCATATATCGACGAGATTGCAGTAAATTACCCGGGTGAATATTTTCCTGATTACATCACAATCAATCGTTCTAGTCGTGAGCGCAACGCCTGGGCACGAAACAATCGATGGTTCCATGTTGATGTAATTACCGCTACAGCGACCTACAATGGTACTATTCCAACCTTTAGTAATGGTATTCGTGGTCAGCGTCCTATTGTACAATTTGAATCTAATATGCAATTAGTCAATGACGGTAGAGTTGCAAAGGCGCCAATTGGCATATTAGACACGACTATTCAGAATGCATTCGTCGACCTACAAGGTAAAACATATACTAGTGTATTTGGCATTGAATTATTTGACAGCAACGGAGATATTGTCTACCCAAATGGGCTACGTGTAATTTTTGGTAACGATACTGACTCGTTAGTTAAAAATAAAATTTATCTATTGACTTTAGTTCAATATAGTCTAAACTCATTACAATTACCCTCGGGTCCATATTACATCGAACTTACAAAAGCAGTTGATGGTGATGTTAGTGCTTACGATACCACAGTGGTTAAACTTGGAATTAATAAAGGTAGCCAATGGTGGTTTGATGGGGTCAATTGGAATCGTAGCCAACAAAAAGAATATCTACAACAACCGCCGCTGTTTGATGTATTAGACAGCAAATTAAATCTTAGTACCGGGCAGGTTGTGCAAGGCAAGAGCTTGGGCCAATATACCCGTAGCACATTTATAGGCACACAGATATTCGGCTATGATCGTGCCACATCAGGTACCACAGATACTGTATTAAGTAGAGGTCCGGTTGCACCCATATTCGATGCAAACGGTAATGCTATTACTAACTTCTATTTAAGTTATAAAAACTTTACAACCCAAGGTGATATTAAATTTCAAAATTTCTTTAATACAGATACCTTTAGTTATGTAGATGATTCCGGTAAGATTGTATCACAGAATATTAATTTAGGATATGTTCAAAAAATTATAGATAGCCAAACATTGGAGCCAAAGAATACATGGCTAACAGTGCCTGAGCAAAGTAAACAATATCAATTATTCAGCTTTGTTTATACAGAACCATCAGACCCTGATAATTATCTAAACATCAACGGCTATACTGACACATTTACCTTAGACATTACACCAGTAAGTGATGAACAATCTATTCCTTATGTAAAAGTATTCCGAAATTTTGTATATTTAAAACCTACAACTGAATGGACAATTATAGGTAATCAAATTACTATTAACATTACATTAAATATCAACGATCAAATTGATATTTTAGTGTATAGTAACGAAATAAGTTCTACTGCATTTTATCAAGTTCCACAAAACTTAGATTTAAATTCACAGAACACGGATATTAACAGTTTAACACTAGGACAATTACGTAACCATTTAGTGGCATTGGCTCAAAACAGTACCATCGTTGAGGGTGACGTACTAGCACAAAGTAACCTACGTGACATTGACATTAAACAACAAGGTGGTACTATTCTTAAACATAGTGCACCTGTGCCATACGCAAGTTTATTCTTAATCGATGACCAGGCTAATTTTATTAATAGTGTTCGTTATACACAACAAGAATACACTAAATTTAAAAACAAATTCTTAGAATTAAGCACTAGTCTCGAAGGCATTGACCCAACTGACCCTATAGGCAGCGTTGATACGATTTTAACAAGAATTAATCTTGTTAAAAATAAATCATTCTCTTGGTATTACAGTGACATGGTACCTTACGGTCCGTTAAAAAATATTGTCGGACAAATAGGAGCAATCGACGGATTTGAAGTATTTGACCCGTTAAAGACAAATTACGAAATTACAAATATTTTCAATGATACAAAACTGAGCAATCAGGCAGTATTGGTATATTTAAACGATCAGCAACTCATTAAAGGCATTGACTACAACTTTAGAACAGATACTCCAAGTATTGATTTTAATATTACCTTAACAGTTGGCGACATTATTAAAATTGTTGAATACAGTAACACCGATGGCAACTATGTTCCGGAAACTCCAACTAAACTCGGATTATGGCCTAGTTATACTCCGGAAATCTTTGTAGATGACACATATAGAACGCCTACTACAGTTATTCGCGGGCATGACGGCAGTATTACTCCTAGTTTCAACGACTATCGCGATAACTTCTTGTTAGAATTAGAACTACGTATCTATAACAATATCAAGTTATCTGCTAATACAACATTTAGCGACATTTTTAGTGTAATTCCTGGTAAATTTAGATCTAGTGATTACACCTTAGCAGAATCAAATCAAATATTCAGTCAAAGTTTCTTAAACTGGGTTGGCAATAACAAACTTGATTATACTGTTAATGATACTTTTGACCCTAATGATCCGTTTACTTGGAACTATCGTGCAAGCCGTGATCGAGTGGATGGTGAATTATTACCGGGTAGTTGGCGTGCTTGTTATATGTACTTCTATGATACATATCGCCCGCAGTTAACACCGTGGGAAATGCTAGGATTTGCTAGTATGCCGGCCTGGTGGCAAGGCTTCTATGGCCCTGCACCGTACACTGGCGCAAATAAAGTTTTATGGGATGACTTAGAAGCAGGGTACATCCGTTACGGTGATCGTCAAGGTATAGACCTAAATTATGCTCGCCCAGGACTATCGGGATTTATTCCTGTCGATGAAAATGGTAATTTAATTAGTGTGGCACAATTACTATGCCGCACATTTAATAACAAGCAATCGGGGGCTGCATGGGCAATCGGCCAACAAGGTCCTGTAGAATTTGCATGGCGTATGAGCAGTGACTTTCCATTTGCTGCTCAACAGGCATTGGCGTTATTAAAACCAGCTAAGTATTTCGGTACATTGATTGATGTAAACTCTTACACACCATTGAACGCATTGTATAGTCGCTCGACTGATGTGCAGGGTATTACAACAGAAACTACTCAGTATCTTGAAGACAGTACAAATAGACAGATTACACAGTCAGCGGTTGACTATAACGGTGATACTAGTTCCGGTACTGTTTATCGCGGCGCAGGATATATCAACTGGATTACTGAATATTTGATTAACCAAGGCGTTAGTCCAGTAAAATATCTATTACCGTTAATACAAAACTTCCAAGTAAATTTAACCTATAAGGTGAGTGGATTCACAGATCAGAAATATTTAGAGGTATTGGCTGAACAAGTCAGTCCAACAAGTACCAATGATAGTATTCTTATACCCAATGAAAACTATAAAATATTCTTAAATGAAAAACCAGTGGCCATAGATGAAATCATTTACAGTGCGCTTATTATTGAGAAAACAACCAACGGTTACAGTATACGCGGTTATGATTTGTTTAACAGTTACTTTACAATCATACCAAGTATCGTAAACAACAACGTTAGCAAAATTAAAGTATTAAACAGTACAGCTACGATCTATAATGATTATCAAAATCTATTAATGAATGTACCTTACGGCTACGAGTTTAATACACAACAACAAGTAGTTGATTTTATGATCAGCTACGAACGCTATCTAATAGCACAAGGATGGACATTTACTGACAGTGATCCTCAATTGAACGAAATTAAGAATTGGCGTTTGAGCGCACGTGAGTTCTTATATTGGGCACAACAAGGGTGGAAGCCGGGCAGCATATTAGTTGTAAGTCCAGTTTCGAATACATTAAATGCTATTACTAGCGGCGCAGTGACAGAGGGTATTGAAGATAGTCAATACGGCAGCAGAGTAGTCGACCAAAACTTTAATCTTATTAAGAACAATAATTATGCAGTATATAGAACACCTACGGAGTTTAAACTAGAACTACAAGATGCAGCTAGTGTTATTGGTTATGTAAAAGTTGCCTTGGTACAATATGAACACACATTAATATTTGACAATACCACAGTGTTCAATGATGTTATCTATCAACCAAGCAGCGGTAACCGCCAGTTCCGTTTAAAACTAATTGGTCAACGTACAGCAGATTGGGACGGCAGTCTAAGTCCAGAAGGCTATGTATATAATAGCGGCGCAGTAGATGCATGGTACCAAGGTCAAGATTATCTTAAAGGTGATCTAGTACAATACAAGAGTCAATATTATACTGCTCTTCAAGATATTCCTGCTAATGAAACATTCCAGTTCCAAATTTGGCAGGTATTAGGCAAGAACGAAATACAAACAGGTCTATTGCCTAATTTTAGCACAATTGCTGTAGAAAGTCAATCATTTTATGATAGTTATGCTAAGATACGTAACAAAAATCAAATGGCCTACAGTCATGCACTTATTGGCTTTAGAGAACGTCAATACCTTAGTGATTTAGGTCTAACAGAAACAACACAAATTGAATTCTACAAAGGGTATGTAGCGCAAAAAGGTACTAAGAATGCAGTTGATGCATTTACCAAAGCGACTATTAACAACTTAACTAGTAACATTGCACTATATGAAGAGTGGGCAGTGCGTGTTGGTGAATACGGTGCCCTAACTAGTAACCCGTTTGTTGAAATTGCTTTAGATGAAAAAGCATTTGGCGTAAATCCTAGTGTGGCAAGTTTCGTAGATGCGGCTGATAATAATCTAGCCAATGGAATTACAGTATTCAACAGTACACAATTGTACAAATCATACGGTGCGTATTCTGCAAACGTTGCTTTAAATAGAACTGAAAACAGCGACTATGACAACGACATTCCCACAGCGGGATATGTAAACATTGACGACGTTAACTTACAAATCTTTGACTTGACAAATTATGTTGACTTGGATAATAAGATTGCAGATATGGGCAGTGGTTACCTAATTTGGGTAGCTAAAGACTTTACGCAAGATTGGAATGTATTTCGTGTAACAGAAACTAACAATCAGATCACCGCAGTGACAAATAGTCTAAATGGATATATTACATTTACTACAGATAATCCACACGGTCTTTCTAAATATGATATATTCTTAGTTAAGAATTTTGACGCAGCCTACAACGGCTTCTATCAAATATTACGTGTAACCGGAGCATCGAGTCTTTTGGTAAGATATACAGGTGATATTACTAACCTAGGTAACTTAACCACTCAGACTGGTAGTGGTATGTTATTTCGGTTAGATAGTATGCGCTTCAAATACATGGAAGATAGTCGTGTATACGGCCTAAGCAACCCGCCCAATGGATGGAAAGTTGGCGATAAGATTTGGATAGACGATGATGCAGAAACTACCTCAGTACAAGGTCAACCATATGGCACACAACCTAGCGGTACATGGAAGGTATATGAAAAACAAACGCCGTGGAATTTAGATCAAGAAGTAACCAAAGGTGGCAGTGAATACGTACCCAATGATGGATTTGGCACAGCAGTAAAAATGTCAGCAGATGGATTAATTATTGTTGCTGGCGCCGCGCAACAAGGACAGATTCAATTTACCACAACAGGATACTTAAATGCCAATGTAGGTGCGTATATTGAGCAAGTAACTTCAGGGGCTAACTTAACTTTGGTTGGCAACCTAGGCGGTAATCTCTATGCAGGGCAATACAACAACAATCAGATATTTGACGCAGTTGGAAATCTGTCAGTGCTTTCTATAGATACTGGTGCTAAATTTGTATCATCTATTACACGTGTTGGATATGTAAATACCTTCCTTAAAAATTATTCAGGTGATTTTGATGCAGGACTCACGCTCAATCCAACTGCTGCAAACACTTACGCATACGGTCATTCGGTAGAATTAGCAACCACAGCCGCAGGTGATACTAAAGTGGCAATTGGTGCACCTAGTAGTTGGTCCGGCAATGGCTACGTATATATCTATGACAAAATATTATCGAGCTACTCGTTTGATCGTGGCCAAATTCTTGTAAGTAATGTTACCGGAGACCAATTTGGTTACAGCCTAGCATTTAACCAGACTGGTGAATGGTTATATGTAAGTGCACCGGGCAATAACAGCGTATATGCCTACGGGTTACAACGGTATGTTCCGGTACAAACTCAACTTGCATCTGTTAATAACAAAAATACTATATATTTAAATAGCCCTATTTCAGCTAATCCAACAGATGTACTAATACAAGCAAATACTGGTGCAAGAACTTCTATTCTTAGTGTAGTTTCTAGCACAGAAATTGTTGTTGATAATATTACAAATTTTGTAAACGCACCGACAAGTACAGACGGCAATGTACTTGTTGGTAATTTAACTATACTTGCTAATATTAGTGTTTTAAGTAGCGGTAATTTAATAACATACAGTGCTTACCCAATTAATCTAATAAGCAATGCCGCAGTAAGCAGCATTCAAATAAATTCATTTACACCGGACTTTACTTCGGGTAGTGATGCAAATAGTTTATTAATTACTAACTTAGATAAAACATTTATTCCTTACGTTGATTATGTATTTGACTATAGCACACGCACAGTTAATTTTATTAATAACGGTAACGTTGCTAGCCCGGCTAATATTTCAGCCACCACAGTTACTATCACACAACGTCCTTACTATGCACTAGTGCAAAAATTAACTGTGCCTACTGGTAATAGTTGGGCACAGTTTGGTTATGCTATTTCATCAAGTTTTGATGGCGCACAGGTGGCTATTGGTGCTCCCGGTGACACTGTTTTGGACGGTAACGATATATTACAACGAGGTGCAGGTGCTGTTTATGTGTACGATCGTGTCATTGAAGCATTTAATTCAGTTACCGATGCAGTAACTGGCACCGGCGGTCAAGACTACACTACTGAAAATAACATTGCAACTGTACATAAAGTTACCATTGACGGTGTCGAAAACACAGCATACACTGTGGTGGGCACTAATACAATTAGATTTACTAATCCGCCTGTAATAGGGCAGGTTATTCTTATTGAGGTTAATAAATTTAACTACCTAGAACGCCTAATTGGTGTGGATAGTTTAACAGGTGGGTTGGCTGCAATTCAAGCAAACGCTGCGTTTGGTACAAGTTTAACAATTTGTAGTAATAACTGTGCGATTTACATTGGTGCACCGTATTATGATAACGGTACAGAATATAACAGCGGTGCTGTATGGAAATTTCATAACCGCGGTAGATTGTATGGTACCGACACAGGCTATGTACTAAATCCAACATTCAATCCAGTTGATACAATTCGTTTAAACAATTTTGAAGTTCGTATTAGTCTAGGCCTGACAGGCAACGTAACTGTAAGTACTGGAGATTGGATCACACAACCGAGCACTGGCGCTAACGTGCGA